AGCTACTGCTCCTTGTGCTCTATGCATCATAACAGAATTATCTGCCTGTTCTAATACCTTATGTTGTTTCACAATTAGTAAATCAATATAATCATTGAAGCTGTTCAGTAGCTTGAGGTTGTTCGCCAACGGCTTGAGTTGGCTGAGTATTTGCTTGTTGTTGTTGTTGCTGTCCATCTTGAGGTGTTCCTGTAAATCCTTGTTCTCCCGGAGTTGGTGCTTGTCCTGTACCTATAGTACCACCACCTGCTCCTGTAGGGTCTAATGGGTTAGCTCCTGCTGGGGGTTGTCCTTGTTGAGGTTGTTCTGCTTGCATACCTTTCATAATCTCTGCTTGCACTGCTGCTTCATTCATATTGTTAGTAACCTTATCAGGGTCAAGACCCATAGAGGTTGCAATCTCTCTAATAATATATTGAAACTTAGCAAAAGGTGCAAGAGGTTGACTACTTGCTACTTGTAAGAACTGCATTAATCTTTGAGACCTTACTTCATTAGCCATTAAGCTTTCAGTTCCACGTGCTTTAACTTCCAAATCTCCCTTGATACTTTTATCAAAGTCAAACTGCATATTAAATCTAAAGAAACCTTCGCCTAGTGGTTTAAGTAAATAATCATCTACGTTTTTAATAACTGTCTTAATACTACCACTTGCTGCATTCATTAACATTGATATACCTGACGCAGTTCTACCTACACCTGATACACCTGTTTGTCCATGAGCAAATGATGGTAAGCCTGTACTTTCATCTGCAAGTTGTCTAGCCTTATCAAATAGCTGTAAGTTTTCCTGTGAAACATTTGGAAACTTTGTACCAAAGATAGCTTGACCCGGAGCACCACCTTGTCTTCTAAAGACTTTACCCGGATATACAGATAAGTCTTGCCCCGGAACTAAATTAGTTTCATCTACTTCTATAAGTAAGTTTCCTGATAACACAGCGTTGTCTACAGACATTCTCATAAAACCATTCATAAGAGTTTGTGTATCATCCATGTTTTCAGCAATACCTACACCAAAGAATGAATAAGGGTTTAACTCATAAGGTGCAGCCATGTAAGGTATCTTTGCAGGTTTGAATGGGTTCAATACCATACGAAGTAACTTACCATTACATATCCATATGTTTGTTTGTAATTCATCAAATTCTTTTAGTTCATTAGGGATATCAATATCATTTTCTACTAATAACTCTGTATCGCACATACCCCAATATTCTAAAACTTCAAATCTATCTATTCCATTATCAGGAGAATAATCAGCTAAATCATCTTCCCAATATTTTCTTACATAATTTTCACCTGCTTGAATAGCTTCGTCAATTACTTTACTTCTAAAAAAGGGTCTTTTCTTTAATGCACGTAACTGTGTTCTTGACATCTTATGTCTTTCAATTACATATTGTGCTTCATCCATATTAGAAGCATCAGGGTCAGGAAAGAAGTTCCATACTGATACATGATTTAATTGTGGTACTGTTTTAAATATAGGATTGTATTCACCTTCATCATCCCAATTAGGATATTCTTTATCCGCAGCAAAAGGTCCTTTCATTACACCTGTACCAAACAAAGCCATCTCAAATGCTGTACTTCTTAAATGTTTAGATGCACTAGACTCTTCTAATTGGTCTTGTATTTTCTTTTGCATTTGTTTAGCAGCTATCATAGCAGGACTAAATGTAATAGCTGTTGGAGTTTTGCCTACACCTTCTTTTAAATTATCTATGTCCTGTAGCTTCTCTGTGAGAGGTCCTAGCTTATCTTGTAGTGTTTGGGCAGTAGCACCTGCAGGTAAGTCCTTTCCATCACCAGTAAAGCCATATGGGCTTTCTAGGCTAGGTTCACTTCTAAGTTGTTCTGGTTCTTTAGGGTCGAAGCTTACATCAGCTACTACACCTTCTGGTAATTCAGTAGGTTCAATTGTAATAGGAAACTTTGTTCCTGCAAATAATACGTCAATAATTTGACCATAGGCAGCTAGTGTTTTTGTCTTAGTAACTTTAATAAACACCCTAGACTTTTCAGCTTCTGTAAACTGAACGTCTGAACCATATAAACCTCTATAGTTTCTGTAGGCTCTCAACCATCTTTCTTCATCATTGTTTCTATAATCTTCAGACCTTTGATATTTATCATGGACAAACTCTACCATATTACTTAATGGAGCATCTTCAATTACACTTTCTTCTGTGTCTTCCAATCCTACCGCTTGGTCTTCAATCATAATTTCTTCTTCAGCCATATTTTATATCCTTAATATCCGAATGTAGAATCTGCCATTGGCATACTACTGCTAGGTCTACCCATAGGGTCGTAGTCAAATATACTAAATCTTGGTCTTGACATTATACCATATCTTAAAGCATCGTACAAGTGGTCTTCAGAATGAGTATCAATGTCTTCAGGATTCTTTTTATCTATAGGCAAGGCAGGTAGTTGTGAAGTTATGTGTGTACATGTATTAAAAAATACTAATCTAGGTTCTTCTGTAAACTCATCTACCTGTAAACGTCTATGTATTTCATTCTTTCCCGATACACGACTGCCTTTACTTCTATCTGAAGGTCTCCAACGACAACCTTTCATAATCATCTGTTCAGCCAAAGAAGGACCAGTATCGCCACGCTTGTGCCAAAGAGAGCTATCCAAGACCCCATACTTAATATTTCCGTCACCTGCTTCAGCCTCTAATATCATATCTGCCAAATCTGTGGCAAGGACTTTGCTAACATACAACTCTCTGTATACAATGATTTGCTCAGATGGTGATACAGCAAACCACAAGACACCACTATAAGAACCATAACCGTAATCACAAGCCCTAAACTTAACCCAATTACTAGGTATCCGAAAAGGCTCAATAGTGTGAATACTCCTATCAAACTCAGTAAAAGCAGCACCTTCCTTAATATCCCAATCGCCATCCAATAATTGCCTTCGTTGTTGTTCAGGTAATGATAAGAGCATGGCTTCGTAATCCCCTTGCTTCGCAAGGTAAGGATTGTCTGATAATCGTGCAGGGATAAATCTCCTTTTAAATAATGCTCTTCCAGCCTTTTCATGTCCTGCCGGATATTTAAGGACTTCTCCTGTTTCGATGTCTGTTGCATCATATGCTCTTCCATAAGGCGATGGGTCAATAAACATTTTCTTTACCCAGTGATGACCTCTTCCACCCGGGTTAGTAGTTGCCCTCATATAAATAGGCAAATCAGGTGCAGTAGAACGAAGTCGTGACCTCATATAATTCCAAGCATAAGGAGTAGACCATTGTGTTAATTCATCAAATCCTATCCAACTAAATGCCAAACCTTGATAACGAAGTACATCATCATCTCGGTCTAGGTATGACATCCATAACCTTGCACCCGATGGTGCAACCCATTGCATCTTTCTTTCTGACCATTTAATCCCCGGATATACTTTAGGATATATTTCCTGAGATTTAAATATAAGTTCTCTAAGTTCTTCAGTCGTATGTCTTAATAACAATCCACTAAATGCAGGGTGACCCATATACCTTAAAGGGTCTGCAAGCATGGCATATGATTTACCACCTCCCGCTGAACCACCATATAATACTTCTCTTTCACTAGCAGCTAAAAAATCTGTTTGAGGTCCTTCGTTAGGTTTGAATATTACATTGTGTGATTCTTCTAACGACTCAATTTTTTCTTCTACTTGTATGCTAGGAACTGCTACCTGCTTCTTTTTTTTGGCTTGCACCTGTTCTTGCTTCTTCGATTTCTTTCGCTTTGGTGATTGCCTTTTCTGCATACTCTGCCCACTTGCGTAAGCTTCTAGCTTTGTTTTTACGATGTTGCTCATTATCCAATCTTTTTCTTAAACCTACGTGTGAAATATATCTATCGGTTTGTTTAGTTAGCCAATTAGCTACTTCACGATAAGAATACTGATTCACATATTTACGAGCCATTTCTAACTTATCTAGCTCATCAGGTATAGGGTCTAATAAATAAGAATCATCTTCATTTAGTTTATATCCGAATGGAATAGTCCTAGCTATACGAGGTATTTGTATCCATTCTGTTTCATCTTTTAAGTCTGTTGGTTGTGGTAGTTTCCATCTACCTATAGACCTAGCTGTCATCATCTTCCTGTATTACCTGTTTAGGTGGCATAAGAACAACCCCACCTGTAGCTTCAACTTGCATCTTCTCAGTTTTCACTAAACCTGTTCTATCTAATAATTCTTTAGCCGCTGCCATCTTATCTCTTATGCCTAATTCAGTAGGGTCATATAAACCACCCACCATAGCCATTGCAGCTTTAGGTGCATTCCTACTCATGTATAATTGAGTAGCTTCCATGATTTCATCTTTCATAGATTTTACAACTTCAGATGTATTTGACTTATCTGAATAACCTGCTAACTTTTTAGCTGCTACTACATCTCCACCTGCTTCATCAAATAAAACAGATAAAAACTTTTGTTGTCTTTCAGTTAGTTCTCTACTCATGTTGGTATACTTTCTCTTGCATAAACTCTATCAACTCTTGCGATAAGTCTTTTAGCTCTTTCAGGTGTTTGTTTAAACCACCTGCTATCTTCCATCTCGTCTGCCATTTTTGCCCAATCACAATCTTCTACTGCAGCAATCATGTTTTTAAATTTGGATAAACGAGGTCTACCTAATTGGAAACACATATTGGCTAATACATGCTGTATCTCTTCAGGCAAGTTATCAAATTGCGAAAA